TATAATTCTCTTAATTTCCCTATCTGATTAACTTGGAAATCTGTTAGAATAGTCTTCTTGGGAACTTGTTTACAAATTTTTCTTGAACCAAATTTAAATGAATGAATGACATTTTCTTTTGGAGTTACCCATTCAAGATTTTCTATTCTGTTATTAGTTCTATTCCCATCTATATGATTAACTATATCTCTATTCTTAGTTCTAGGGATAAATGCTTTGGCAACTAATCTATGGACTGGTTGAGAAGTCCATGTTCCATCAAGTCTTTGCACAGAGCATCTGTAGTAACCATCTCTATCTTTAGGAAATTCAGTCAAGATTCTCTCTTTTCTACTCTTATTAGCAGCTTTTCTTATTCTACCAATTGAGCTTACCTCTATGCCTTTATATTCTAGCAGAGGCTTCCATAATTCTTTAACTTCCATATTTAAATGTTTGAAGTTTAAAAAGCAGTGAAAGCTCTAAGGAACTTCCAGCAATTAACCTTGTTTTTCTTTACTAGCTCTACTTCTGTTTCTAGGGGAGAACTTTGGGAGCTGAGAAATGTGTAAAGGCTTACGCCGTTAACCCCCATTGATACCCTCTATATTCTGTATCACCTTTAATCTTACACTTAAAGATATTCGGCTGATCCATTGTTCCAATATACATAATATCATATCTGTAGGAATAAGCCACTCCTCCAAGAGGATGAAGTATCTTATTTCTAACTGGATCATCGTACATAGGATCTACATCAATTTTAACTCTGACTCCATTGGGAGCTTTGTACTCAACAAATTGGAATCCTGCAGACAATGCATTTGTATGTAATCTAGACTGGGTTTTCTCTATTACTCTAGTAGAACTATTATCCAATACAAATTGGGTCCAACCTGAAACTACATTCAATACAGCTTTATGGAATTGGATAGCTCCTCTTTCACCTGTTTTGATTAAGAAATATCTATCACCAAAATCCAACTTGGATGCAGATAATTCATACAAGGCATCTTCAAGAAGTTTCAAGCTGAAAGTATTATAATACATAGTATTAGCTACTTCCATTTGCTCAAATACATTATGTTATCATAGTGGCTCTTTATCCACTATTTCTTCATATTACTATGAAGTTCGGACTATATATTCATTTAGATTACCACATCTAAATGCAAAACTCTCGTGGAGCATTACTATTGTAATGTTGGGAGATCTCTTCCCAAGTTTTTAGTCTCTTTAAAGGCTCTAAGTTTAATATCATTCCTCAAGAGTATTCTTCTTATCGTACTCTTATTTTTACCAAACTTTTTTCCTATGTCTACTGTACTATAACCATCTAAATATAAATCTATTATCATAGACTCCTCAAGTTTATTAGTCTTTTGCAAACCTAAGCCATAAATTATATTAGATCTCTTTAATAGACTAGTAATATTAGGTACTCCAGTATGCAAAATTTTAGCTATTTTATATGCTGGAATCCCAGAATTAAACATGTTTATTATTAAGTCCTTGTCTAATTCTTTAGTGGTTCTAATAACATTACCCCCAATAGACATATTATAACCAAATTTATTATCAGTAGAATTAAAATAAGAAATCCAATACTTTTCTCTATCATTAAGTTCTTCTATAGTACACTCTTCAAGTAATTCTATATAAAAGTTTTCTTCACCATATTTTCTTATCGCTTTACCTATAACATAATCTTTGTTATTTCTTGCAGCAGATAAATGATTTTGAAATCTCAATTTTAAGCTTACTTTAGTCTGTCCTATATAAACCTTATTATTTATAGTATTTCTTATTATATAGATTCTACCATATTTAGTCATAATATAAAGAGTTTCAACCTCTAGTCTCTACACTACTATAAGCTTTTTAGTTCCTATAGTTAGCTCGGTATTATCCATCTCAGGACTTCCACCGACTTAGTTTTGTTAATTTTAATTTCTTGACTGCTTATGCAGCTAGCTGGCCTATTTGAGCCTTTAAACCAGCACCTGTCTTAATCGCATTGCCTGATTTACCGATATTCATATACTCCCCATTGGAATTTCTGTTAGAAGTACCAAACGCAAGAGCATTGTTTTTGTATTCAGAGAATTGTTGTTCAACTTCCCAATCTACATTATGCATCCACGTGGTAGCTATAGACTTGGTAAGTCCTCCGTTCTCAGTTGCTTTAGTCATAGGTATGCCCACAGCAAGTTTCTTTGTAAGAGCAGAACCTGGAACCTTATGTTGAATTCTTATTGTAGACCACTCATTTCTCATGGAAACAGGACTAGTGAATCTAACATCACCTACTTTCCTTGATAATTCCTTCTCTACTGGAGCGAAATCTACAGAGAATCTTTCCCCTGCAAGGAGTCTCTCTGCAGGGCATCCTGCAGTATTACCTCCCATCAACTCAACTTTGTACACCGCATTAGTTCCCTCCATTCTGGGGTCACCTAGTATTCTGAATGGATATACTTGGTTCAAATGACCAACAATTACTTCTCCATCAGCAAACCAGTCTTCAGGGAAGACTAAATAAAAAGGAGTAGTACCAACACCAACATTAGGGCTTCCTGCAGTAACAGGAGTGCCATTCTCATCTCTTGCCTCTACAAGAGGAATATTTCTCCTTGAAGAACCTATTACATCCCAGTAATACTCAGTATCATCTTCAAATTCTCTAACTGGGAACTGATTTAGGAATGTGTCAAGGGTTTTACCTCTGTAATAGGCAAGCAATTGAACCATAAGGTTGGTAGCTTTTTGTGGAGCTAATTGGAAGATAGAACCCAAGTGGTTCTCTTTTGTTAACAATCTGTTATCCTAAGAGCTTTTTATCTCTTAGTTCTTACACTTTACCATTGTGTAAGTTCAGCATACATTTTCATACTATTCAGTATGTTGGATACTCGTGGAAGAATTATATTCTATGTGATTATAAATACATGCTTTTCTAATCATAGTTTCATCTTCTATGCGTTACACTACCTTTATATATTATTATAAAGGTTAGCTCGGTATTACCCTTTAATTTTATTTGGAGGGCTTCACCGATTTTACCCAATTTTACAAGGGCTTAACTTGTGAGTCAACCCTTCCAATGTTGGAAACCTACCATTTGGAATTTTCCTAATTTTCCTGCCATTTCTGTTGTTTTTTAATAGTTAGATATGTTTCATAAAATTATGAAAGACTTAGACTACACATCTATTTCCCATCCTTTTCCAATAAAGGACTCTGGATCATCTTCAACCCCACTTACAAATTTTAAATTTCCGTCTGATGTTCTTGATGTGTTGTTGAGAGTGTGTTCTAGCTCTCTAAGACCTTTCTTTACTTCTTTTCTCACTTTATTCTTTACTAAATTATCCAAATTTTTAAAGCCATCAGTTAGTGTAAAAAGCAACCCAATATTCTTAAGAAATTCAGTTCTATTCTCCATTTCATATCTCTGAATAGCTGTGAATAATTCTCCAGTCTCCGGGTCTTTATAAACAGGCTTACTTATATTATCATAAATCTTTCTTCTAGTTACCTTGTCTACTTGTAAGTCTCCAAATATTTTAGTATCTTCAAGAATTGATCTTTTTAAATCTTCTGCCTGTTTCTTTCTTTTTTCTACTTCTTTTTGTTCTTCTTCTTTTGCTTCCCTTATGATGTTATCATATTCCGATTGGAAGAATTCTTTATTACTTGCTAAAGCCTCTTTTGCATCCTCTATATCAGTACCAGAGCTAAATGATTTCTGTACCTCTCTCTGTGCTCTTTCCGTACTATATCCCCTATTTATGAAGTCAGTATAAATAAGCTGTTTTCTTAACTTTTCTCCTTTGTCACTTTCATCAATAATATCATTCTCTTGAAGAGAGTTAAAGAACTCTAATGCTTTTTCACACCTTTGTATATCCGAAATAGATACTCCAGAGTTCAAAGCTTCATCTATTCTCTTCTGCCTATCATCTAGCATAGAGTGAATTTGCTTATTCACAGCTTCAGCAAAATCTTCAGCTGAAGATATTTCTTCAACTTCATTATCTTCAAGGGTTTGGAAGATACCTTCTTCTTTCAAGGCTTTGGCAACGGAAGAGTAGAAGTGTTTATTGGGAGAAGCATCCTTACCCTTTTCAGAATAAGTATCTTCCCTATCCCCTGTATTGTTCTCTTTTCCACTACCTACGCTCTCTGGTGAATCAGTAAATAAATTATCTACATCAATAACCTCAGTAGTTTCATTATCTTTATCATTTTTATTTTCTTCAGGATTGTCCCCATCGTTATCTTGGGGAACCTCCTGTGTTTCTTCTTCCTCTGAGAATAGATTTTCTATTTCATCTGATCCCAGAATATTGTCTAAACTAAGCTCTTCAGTCATATTTGTTTCTCCTATTTATTAATAAACAATGCAAAGATATATATAAACCAAATTTGCAACAAGTATTAAAGAGGAGTTATATTAATAATATAAGTAAATTATTTACACTTAGGATAAGTAAAAAAAAATAAAGGGCAAGATAACCTGCCCTTTATAATTAGTTTTCCTTGAAATGATTCCACAATTTTGAATTACTCTTACAATCATCATCTTTGAACCAGTATAATATAGCTGCTTCAATGACTTTCTGGTCTATATCTTCTCCAAACCATGACTTGAATAATTCACTACAGTTATGATAATGCTCATTAATAGCTACATACACATCTGCATGAGTAAAAGATTGTGGGATAACTCCTCTATATCTTTCACACACTTCTTTAGCCTTAGCCATACTGAATTTTTCACCAACATATTTTCTACCACCTTCATAATGGTACATGTTAGATACCAGATATTTTGCATATGATTCATTAAAATGTTCATTTCCAGAGTTTTTCTTCTCTCTAGCCATTTTCATTATTTCATACATATCTTCTTCAGTCAAGCTATCGGACATTCTGTTAAATCTTTCAAAGAGACCTCCTCTACTTCTCTCTGGGTTAAATGAACTTGATATATCATGATGTCTGTTGGAGTCATAAGCACTTCCATACATCAAATGATAGTCATCGTTACTAGAATGATTATTTCTAGTATGTCCAGACATAAATTCCTTGAATTTATGCATGAATTCTTGTTCACTTATACCTTTACTTCTGAGATATTCCATCAACATAAGTTCATCCATAATATTATTCTTTAGTAATTAACATCTCTTTGAAACTCTCTAAATCTGTTGTATCAAATACTAACTTCTTATCGGTAAGAGGAATACTGAATCCTATAGTTCCCCCTCCTATTTCTATATCCCCTATATAAGGAGCTTTAAAGGTAAAAGGTTGAGTAGTCATAAGATTTTCAGTTATTTCAGATAATATACCCTCTATATCTATGTTACCATTATCATCAGATATTAAATCTAAGATACTGGTAATTTTACTTAGTTTCTTATCTAAGGCCCTAGTAACAAGAGGTTTTACAAATCCCATCATAGGGGAAGTTTTAGACATAGAATCCAGTTGGGTAAATATATAAGACCTCAATTTATCAGTTAATTGCATTGTAGTCACCATATTACATATTTGCTTTAATAAATTCTTCATAAGTTACTTCAGGGTGTTGTTTACTAAACTCCCTAAATTTTCTAAACATTTCCATTTCCCTATTAGTTTCATCAATTATTTTATTCTTCAATCTCTTGACTATTTTTAACTGATGAGATAATAATTCTTTACCTTCTGGAGTATTTTCTATTCTGCCTTTCACCAAGTTCAAAATTTCGGAATTTACCATACTTTGAATCTTAGTATATATTTCGACATAATCCTCATCCTGTAACAGTTTACTTTTTTGTTCATTAGTCATGGGTTCTATCTCTGCATCAATATCATCCCATATTAACTTTTGAACTGCAATAGGTTGTTGAACAACCTGTGTTTGTTGTTTCAACTGTTTAGCTACTTCCAAATTTTGCTTATATCTCTCAATCATTTGGAGTTGCTCATCAAGGCTGTTTCCTATTATACTACTTCCTAATAAAGGATCTCCACCTAATATAACTTGATTTACTGGAACCATATCTTATAATTTAAAGTTAGTAATGAAGGATAAGGGGTAATATACCCCTTATCTTTAAGCAGCAGGAGCAGTACCAGAAGTTATAACTCTTGGACACCCGCATTGGTTAGCTCCTACATATCCTGTAACAGTAGGTTCATTCGGGAGAACTACCTGACCATAAATTACATTGCAAGTTTTCCTATCTGTGTAATTTATTCCGGCAGTGAATGCTTTATCAATTTCACATTGAATCAACTTATCCTGATAGGGTCTTATAGCAGCATTGATAGCTACTTGAGCTTTCAAATCACTCAATTCTTTCATTATAGCATCATCAGAGTCTCTTTGAGATTTATACAAGCTAAAGGCATCAGCATTATGCTTAGCGGATAACATATCAAATCCATCTCTAGTAGATTTATAAAGACCAAAATCAGCATCTACTTGACTCTTGTACAATCCAAATAATTCACTATCAATAGTCTGTCTATCTGCAAATCTCTGAGATTGCTGCACTAAAGCCCAATCATATAATCCTTTTTGTAGAGCTAGGGTATCTTCACAACCTTTTTCCCATGCTTGAAATGCAGAAGGGGATGTAATTCCGTTACCAGCAGTACTCAAACCATTGATATTAATGTTAGCCCCATCTAACATGCCTGACCCAGAAGTTCCAAGACCTCCGATAACAGAGCTTCTTCTATTTCCAAACAATGCCCAAGCACCAAGAGCTGTACCAATTATACCTAATGTCAACCCAGCATTAGCTTTGCCATTGATGTCTTTTCTGCCATAGCCATACCCATAGTTGCCATCAACAGGAACCTCTTTGATTGTTTGCTTTTCAATAATTTCCATAATAGCAATTTTTGAAATTAGTTAATATTCTATTTATTCTTGTAAGCTTACATGATACAAAGATATAAATAGAATATTGTGAATCCTATTGATGCTAAGGTAAACAAAAAACCCCTCTAAGTTATTACACTTAAAGGGGTTATATAAAAATAAATTATCTTCATATTACTAACTACTTGTTTACTACTTTATCATGCTTCTTAAATACCTCTAAAATCTTAATGTAGATATAAGTTAAAAGGTAAGAATCTACTTCATCATTATCTACTTGCGGGCTATATCCTATAAATTCCCATATAGCATTCTTAATATGCTCTGCCTCATGAACAATGCTGGCTTCCTCTTTAGAATTTACTGCTACTATAGAACATCCTTCTGGAAAGATTCTTGTAAAAGCGTTAGGCTCTATACTACCTTTATGCATATCCTTAACTTCTTCCCATTTATCATATATAACTATAACTAACTTATAGTTAAATATAGGTATATTTAATCTTCTTTTTGTTATCATACTTCCCTCCTAGTTTCAATCATATTAATAAATTCTATTATGGACATTAAGCAAGCTGTGATTCTAGCTTGCTGCGCAAGCTGTGATTCTTTACTCTTCTGGATGAATTCGTCAAGGTCTTTTCTGGACCAACTCAGTTCTTTAAATCCTGCTATATGCTCACCTCTAGGTAATTTTCCAGCTCTTACATAGTTATCAAATGTTGCTCTACTAACATTTAAATATCTACAAGATTCATACTTACTTAATCTTCTTTCTCTATCAGTTAATTCTTTCAGTACAGAAATTAATTTAATTGTTTCATCTTCCGTCAAATTAGAATTTCCAGCATCAATATTATCTACTAACTTCAGTAAATATTCTCTAATTAGATTAATCATTGCTTCTCCCTCCATATTTTAAGTGAAAGTACAATACAAAAAATAAAAATATACCTGCTATTATCATATTAAATAACAGCAGGTAGAAATCACTTAAAGGTATTATGATATAGTTATCTACCATTGCTATTACTTTGTTTACTACTATATAATGTATAAACATCCTATGATACTTACAAAATTTATAAACATAACTACTAATATACATTGGAATAGTAGTTAATATAGATGTACCGGCAATATATGAAAGTATATCTAGGCTAATATCATAGTATATTAACACATTATCTAGTAAACTAAGGAGAGCAATAATTATTGGAACATATTTCACGCAGATCAATTCCAACTTATAGATAACTAGCCTTCTCATAGTTAAACCTTATCTTTTTCTCTTCTTCTTCAGCTCTCTTCTCCTTCTAAGAGAGGAAGCTCCAGTTGTACCATTTAATGCCCTAGGTCTTCCCATAATTATTTACTTTTACTTTTACCTTTTCCTTTGCCTTTCCCTTTACATCCACTTCTTTTCATCATAATCATTCTATTTTAATAGTTAATTCTTCTCCTCTATTCTTACCTTCTAAAAGGCTGGAATAAAGTTTTTTAAATGTAATAGTACTATTACTAATAACTCCATTACTAGTGTTTTCCCCAACTAGAATGCACCCAAGAGTATCACCTACTTTGTTTCCCACGTGAATGAGAACTCCGTCATAACCTTTAACATCAAGAAGTCTAGGCAACTTCCCATTACAAAACTTAGCCCATACTCTATCTTTAAATTTAGGACTTACTATATCTAAGGTAATCTTATAAATTCCCTTCGGTATAGCTGTGTTACCATAAATTTTCTTTGATTTAATTTCTTCTAAAGACATTGAACTAGTTAGGTCTCTGTCAGTGTCCTCTAATGTATCACATTCATATTTACCATTAATATATAGCTGTCCTATGGTATAATTATTAGTTTTTGATACTCTCTTTAGATTTAATTCCATATACCTGTTTTATTATTCTTTTTCATCCTCTTCAGTACAAGGGTCTACCTCTCCTAAAATATCCCTAATTTGATTCTCAGTATAGAATTGTCTTTTAGTACAAATATTATCCAAGCAGGAATTGTTTAATAATCTATGAATAATACCCTTCAATCTATATACTTCTACTCTATTATCTTCAGCAAGTTTAATATAGAATTGAAGCTTTCTATTATTATCTCTTACTATATCCTCATAAAACTCTAGAGATTTCTTTAAGTTTTCTATCTCATTAGAGTCTACTTCCGTATTATATTTTCTTCTGGCTAGTAACCAGGTTACTATACCTGTAGCTAGGTTAGTACCCAAAGTTACAATTCCTGTAATTAAACTTGGATCCATATATTAAAAATTATTTTTTACTTTCAATCTCTTTAATTGTATTTTTAAAAGATCTACATGCATAGAATAAGGATACAGAAGAAGTTTGTAAAAAAAAAACATATCTCCAGCGGTTTGACCATCTACTTTTCCTCCTATACATAGCCTACTTCCTCCTGTAAAGGTACTAGCTTGAATATTTAACACATAATTACTATTATGATAGTTGAATTTAGTTAGATAGGTTACAGCTCTATTAGTATTGATAGGTACAAGATTATTCCTACCTAGTATTTAATATCCATATTGCAAGGTATTTGCTAATACTCCTTTAATCTCAGAATAAATCTCTGGATTCCAGCCAGGATATAAGACAGTAGTTATAAACTCTGATTGACCAGCAGGTCTCACTTGAAGTTGTATATTCCCCTCAGTAATATTTTTCACTAAAAATCCAATCCCAGGGTTAAAATCACCTGCTGGTATATTTCTTAGTACACTCACTTGCAGAGAATTAATAACCTCTGCTCTATTTATAATTCTATTATCCATTTTATATGCCTATTAAAGATAAACAAAGATATACAAATAGTTTGATATAATCAATTATATAAATAAAATATTTACTATTACTTTATCACCTCTATAAATCTACTTTTTCTAACTGTAGAATAAGGATTATTTTCTATAATATCAACTTTCAATACATTATGTTTTTTCTGAAATAATCTAACAAGCCAGCATTTGTGGGGAGGCTTTATAGTTTCCTTATCTACACTCCAAACTATATTAGTTTCAGTAGTAAATTCTGGATTAACTATTATGGTGTTAGGATATCTCAAGCCTAATTGTAACTTATACCATTTATCCCCTAGCACAGTATCCATATTAATAGTTGCATCCTTAAATATAGTGTCTCTATAGAATATAGTATCTTTCTTAGAAGATTGAGCTAATAGGTATTGCATTTGCTTTAACTTACTATCTTTTATCTTAAGTTCTTTCCTGACCTTATTCATTTGCTCCAGAAGAGAATCATTGTAGTAGTCTAATTGTTCTATTCTAAATTGAAACACTCTACTCTCATCTTTTAAGATAGAATTTTCTGCAGAAAAGGCTTTTTCATTAGCTAATGAAATGGAAAGTTCATTAGCTAAATTTCTGGACCTATTGTATAGTACACAAGTACTAACCATAAGCAGACCTAATACTATTACTAGTATAATCCATAAATATTTCTTGATAGTACTGATCATACATACTAACATTTATTATCTTATTAGTTGCATTTTAAGCATTATTTCCCTGTTCTGTTTCCTCCTGCAAAGCCTGTTCTTTGGCTTTTT